ACTAATTCGCGCAGGCCGAGAGACACGCAACGCCGATCTAAAACACCCCGGCTATTACGACCTCACCGTCTCGAAGGCGACGAGCAACGCAAGCCGTCCGATGCACATCAGGGAGGCCGACGAGAGCCTCGGGATCGACCCGGACAATGCCACTCCGGAAACTAGGCTCGAGAAAATATCAGAGCTGATCGGTGTGAAACCTCCGATAACGAAGATCACAAAGACCGACTCCGACCCTGCCGTCTACCGGATCTACTGGCGAGGGAAGCGAATGGAGCTCGGCGACTCGTCCGGGATTCTCGAAGCCAATAAGTTCCGGCGTGTAATGGGCGACCTGACAGGCCTCGTCGTAAAACGCCGGAAGGTCGACGCCTGGGACAACATCGCTCAAATGCTGTTCAACTGTGTTACACATCTCAGGGTCGGATCTGAGGGCGAGGCGACGTCGCAAATGAAAGAATACCTCTCCGAGTATTTCGAGGCGTTCGGTGGCGATATGTCAGTCGAGTGGAAAACCCGAGCGCAGGAGCGACAGCCGTTCATACGGGAGGTTGATGGCTCAGACTGGGTCTACTTCTCTGCGACGGGTCACTCCGGGCTGTCCGCTTATATCTGGGTGAATCACAATGTACGGATCAAGCCAGCGAAGATCGCCGGGCTCCTGACTGAAATCGGATGGACCCCGGAAACGGCTCATGTTCGAGACGGCGACGATACCTTCCGGCGAAACGTCTGGACTAAAGTAGTCCAGCCAAAAACAGAGGCGAAGTCGTGACGGTTACATTCGATTTCTGGGCGCTGCCTCGACCAATGACAAAGCATTGGGGGAACGGCCCTCGTATGTGGGATCGAATAGTTGAAACATTCGGAACCCCAGATGCGTCGTTCGGTTCCACAGACGGAATCCCAGAAGGCCCGGTGCATGTGGACTTGAATACTGGATACAACTGGCTTGATCTTCCGTTCGAGGACGATCAGTTCGAGTTCGGTTATTGGGATCCTCCATACGACCGACTTTATAAACCCGAGGGACTTGAGATATGGCGAACCGTTCGCAAGATAGCCATATTCCACACCCACGTATACCCGACTTCGTGGTTCATCGGAGCCAAGCGAACAGGGATGGTTGGAATCACGATGGGTCCACTGAAAAAAATCAGAGTTTTACAAGTGTTTGAAAAGACACAGATGGCGATGAAACTCTAATGGCTATCTGTAAAGGTACAGACCAAGAAGTCGTGACGAAACTCGGCCTTACACATACGTGTGCGCACATACGCGCACACGGGAATCAGGGGAGACAGGGGAGACATGAGTTCAAAATGTATCCCCTCGCAGTATAAAAACATTAGGGGAGACAAATCGATTAAAGGGATACAAAACCACGAAACTGCTCAGCAACACCGGGAATTTTCAGGAACTCAACGACCACATTTGCTTAACATAAGGCGATGTTTCGGTGTGGATCAGCGGAGGAACATATGATCCAAGAGAGTAATGAATTCCGAGTGATCGGGAGTCCTGGTTGCGGCAAGACAACTTTCCTCTCCAAAGAGGTTACGAAAGCGGCGCAGAAATACGGCTCCGAAGCTGTGATGGTTACGAGCCTGACCCGGACGGCTGCTGCAGAAGTGGCAGGGAGGGACGTTCCTATCAATCCCGACCGGATCGGAACGCTCCATGCTCACGCACTCAGGGCGCTCGGCTACCCGGAACTCGCTGAGACTCGTGAGCATGTGGAAGTCTGGAATAAAGAGAACCCGAGCTATGCGCTAACGGTTCCGGGCGGGGTCTCCAGCAAGGACGACGGCTTCGATTCGGTCGGTGGAAGCATGGCAGGCGACAAGCATTTCGCACAGGTCAACATGGCGAGAGCTCGCAAGAGTCCGCTCGACGAGTTACCGGCGACGGCCAGGCGGTTCAATGCTACGTGGACGGCGTGGAAGGAAGATCTCGGCGTCCTCGACTGGACGGATCTAATCGACTTCGCAGGGCGAGACTCTTATCAGGCTCCGGGGATGCCGAAAGTTATGTTCGTCGACGAGGCTCAAGACCACGACCGGCTCGAGCTCGACCTTGTTCGGAAGTGGGGCTCCGCCATGCGAGGAGTCGAACGGCTGGTAATCGTCGGGGATCCGGACCAGAACCTCTACGAGTGGCGAGGGTCAGATCCCGAGGCGTTCTTTGATGTGGATCTCCCGGAAGAAAATAAACTCGTTCTAACGCAGTCGTATCGGCTTCCTCATGCGGTCTGGGCTAAAGCTATTGACTGGATCGAGCGGATACCTGGTCGAGAGCCGGTCGAGTATTGGCCGACGGACGAGCCGGGCGAAGTCCGGAAGCTGGCGACGTCGCTTCGGGATCCCGCCGGGCTGCTGCGAGACGCACAGAAGTACATCGACGAGGGTAAGTCGGTGATGTTCCTTACGGCCTGCGCTTACATGATCGACCCGCTCAAAAATGAAATGAGGGCTCTCGGGATTCCGTTCCACAATCCGTACCGAGCTCGGACGGATTGGAACCCACTGAATCCGACGGCCAGGGGGACAACGACGCTCGACAAGTTCCGGGCGTACATCGCTCCGATGCTCGAGACGGAACAGTATGTGAATCCGTGGTCGGTCGGCGACGTTCAGGTCTGGACTCAGGCGTTAGCCCGAGTGCTGAAGCGGAATGCGAGGACGAGGCTCGACGAGCTAGACCCGATGCAGGGCTTCACGGTGGAAATGCTGGAGGAATACTTCGATCCGAAGTCTGACCCGGTGATGGCTTATAACATCGAGGCGGGTGATCCGGGGTGGTTTCAGAATCACATGAAAGCCGGAGCGAACGTCGACTACGCTGTGAAAGTCTTGTCGAAGTTCGGCCCTGAGGCGATCAATAAGACTCCGCAGATCCAGATAGGTACGGTCCACTCGGTCAAGGGCGGTGAGGCTGACGTGGTTTATTTGTTCCCGGACGTTTCGAGGCTGGGCTACCAGTCGATCCAGACGCCTCGGGGTAAAGCCTCGACTATCCGGCAGTTCTATGTCGGCATGACGAGGGCTAAAGAAACGCTGATTCTCGCGGGTGCGAGCAGTCAGACAGCAATTCAGTTAGGGAGTTAGAGGTGAACGCAACTGAAATCAATCTCGAAACAGCACGCCCGTTCATCGAACGATGGCACTACTCTGAACGTGTCCCGACAGGACAGAATCAGTTTTTTGGAATACGACTACCATCGACACCAGACACGCTCATTGAAACTAAAGATATGTTCGGTGATGTTTTATACGCCGTTGCTGATTACGGTATCGGGGTGAATCCCTATCAAGCTGAATTCATTGCTCGTGAATCGGGGCGAGAGTTGCGAATAGATCAACTGGTTGAACTAAAACGACTATGCAGGGTTGAGCCACGCAGGGATGATTTACCTCTGACCAAATTCATATCCATGTGCAACAAAGCATTGAAGAAGCAAGGCATCAAATGCGTGGTGGCGTTCAGTGACCCCGAGCAGGGGCATTCCGGTGGTATTTATCGTGCTGCTAGCTTCACCCACATGGGGGCCACGCAAGCAGAAGTTCACCTCGTGGGGCTAGACGGGAAAGTGAGGCATCGACGGTTCGCCTATCGGCATGCAAGGCGCAACGGAATACACGTTTCTGAATCAAGGGATGCCCTCAACATGCAACGAATCAAGACAGCCCCCAAAGACAGATGGGTCAAATGGTTGTAATCTTTAGGTAGACAAACGGTAGACACTTACTATATGATTCGATACGAGGTGACAAAATGACAAATTTCGACGCAGCTCAGGCTCGTCATGACGCTAACCGGGAGCCGAGAGAAGCGCAGCGTTGCGCTCCGGACGAGCATAGCTACATCAGCGACGACGGCTACGTTCGCAACGGCACGGAAATCGAGTGCGGTGATTGCGACTCGGTCGTCGTGGTGAATCTGGTGGAGATCGAATGATTCTCCCCGACGACGTAACGCAAGAAGATATCGACAGCGCTATCTCTTACATCAAAAATGGGGACGAATATCCCTGCAAAGAATCCGAGGAATCAAAGTAATGGGAATTAAGAAGTGGACTATGACCAACGGCGACAGCCGATTCGATATGGACGTGTGCCGCAACTGCGCCCAGCCGTACCGATCGGGCCACGTCGATTGCACTTGCCCACAGAATCACCCGGAACGATGCGAGCGACCGACGTATGAGGATCTAACCGATATCCTCGAACACGTTATGCCTGTGTACGACTTGTTCGAGTACCCGCGAGAGCCCGAGGAGATACTCGCCAACGCCCGCCGTATCGCGGGAGAGAATGCTGACATCGCTCTGAAAGCGATGGGTCGGTGGGCTGAGTGCTCGCAGAAGTTGACCGACATTGTTGATGCTGTTGACGATGAGGAGGCTTTCTATATCACCGTCGTTCCCGACCACTTGATCGAACCCGCTCGTGCTCTGCTCGAGAAGCAGAAAGTGGAGAAGGTGATATGAAGATCTGTTTTTACATGTACGCCGACGGGATCTGCGGGAGGTTCGAGGAGTTCCACAAGAACACCACCCACGTACACGAATTTACTTCGGAGGTTGACCTGGTACTCACGGCATCCCTCCTCGACCAGGTAGCCCCGGAGGAACCATCCAATGCCAGGTAGCCCAAACAACAGCTTCTCCGCTCCGGCGGTTCATGGGAACAGGGGCAAAAAAGCTTATCGGCCAATCGGCGTGAAGTCGCCGAGAGAAGCGAGGGCTTATCGAGAGCGGAAGCTCGCCAAAGGGGTCGAGCCCGTCGGCCTCTGCCGTCATTGTGGACACTCGCAGGCTCCGCACTTCACGGTCGACGGCGAGAAGATCTGCGCTATGTGCCACGCTGCTGTTCAGGACGGGACGGCACGAAACTATCTATGCGAATTCGAGGAGGACGAAAAGTAATGGCAACTCCATTCGATGATATGGATCCGGCTGAATTTGCGATCCTAGCTCCGGGAACTTTGATCCGTCCCGGAACGATTATGGAGTACAAAGGGAGGCAGCACATTCTTAACGAGGGGCTAGCCGTCAAGGGCGAAAACACCGTCGTTGAAATGACGCTGAAAATCCTGAAGATGAAGGCTGCTCTCGAGCGCATCTCTAAGGACTCAAACGAACAAGAATTCAGGAACGTAGCTTTGGAGGCGTTGGTATGACGGAAGCATGGTACGAGGGACCGCTGGTCGGATTCGACCTAGAAACAACGGGAGTCGACCCGTTCTCCGATCACATAATTCAAATCGGGATCGACTTCTCGACTGTCCGAGACGGTGTGCAGGGCTTCGAGCGACTTGTCAATCCGGGAGTCCCGATCACCAACTCGGATATCCACGGCATCACCGACGAAATGGTCGCCGGAGCGATGCCGGAGGAACGCGGGATTACCGAACTTGCGATGTACCTCCGGGAGATAGTGGAAGCCAAGACCCCGATAGTGATTTTCAACGCTCAATTCGACTGGACTTTCCTCCGCTCAAAAATGGAACAATTCGGCCTCGATTGGGATCTCGACGACGCTCGTATCATCGACCCGCTTGTCTGCGATCGGCACTTCGATAAATACCGCAAGGGTCGAGGCATGAGGAAGCAGGGGAAAGTCGCCGGGATCTACGGGCTTCCGGAGAACCTGGAGGCACACACAGCCCGAGCGGACGCTGCGGAGTGCGTAGCGATAGCCCGGGCGATGGCACGTAAGTACCCGGCGATGCAGACCGGCTCGGGTATGGATCAAGAACTCTGGGCGAGACGCCAGCAGTTCGAGCTCCAGCGGTACTTTGACGGCTCCGGTCGTAAGGACGAGGCGACCGGGGAGCGAATCGTTATCGAAACGGGCTGGCCTCTGCGGGATCACGAGGGCTGGAAATGAAACGAAGTAGATACAAACACCCCGTCGATCGCTGGCATGGCTGGAAGCTCCTAGCGTTCTGGATACCGGCACTCACCCTGATCGTCTCGGCGTACGTGGGGTTCTTCGTATGGCTCACCTAACACGGATCGCAAACAAGAACCATCAATGCACCCTCTGCGAGCGAATGATCCCGTCTGGCGAGGAGTACGTCTGGCAACAACTGAAACCGTGGGATCACCCAGATAACGACGGGTATTTCGTTCTAAAGGCGCACAGATACCCGTGTTACGAAGCGCTCCTCGACTCGGCAGACGAGGACGGATGGCAATTAATGCCAGGGTACAACGAATTTGTCGATATGCTCGACGAACGAGATGCAGCGGTCGTCCGGACATTTACCGAGTGGGTTCCCAAATGAGCAGCTACACTCCTCAGATGGAAAAAATCTGCTGCGAAGGCGAGGGCGAGCAGCCCAGACATACCCGCACTCGGTCGTTCTGCCCGGTCTGTCACCGCCCTGTGGAATACAAGGTGATCCAGTTCTACTCCGAGCGGGATCGGAAGAACGTCGAAATGCAGATGGTCAAGCGCCACCGCTCCGACGGGATCAAGTCCTGCACTAGGATCGGGATACCGAACAAGAAAGTTACTACGCAATAATGTAGGATTAGGGGAGCGCACGTTGACGTTTTGTCACCTCGACTTGCTGGCGAAACTCCTCAACCGGCCGGATTGGGGAGTTTTGTTTTATGGCAACAGAAAAAACGATCACTAAAAACATTCAGGCGTGGCTAAAATCACAGCCGAACGTCTGGCACTTCAAAGTTCACGGCGGACCATTCCAAACAGCAGGGATACCCGACCTGATCGTCTGCGCTAACTCTCGACTTGTCGGCATCGAAGTCAAACAGCCCGGCAAGAAACCAACCCCGCTACAGTCCTCGACGATCAGGCAGATCCACGCATCAGGCGGGATCGCTGCGGTTGTGACGTCGCTCGACGAGGTCAAGACGATAATCGAACCGCTGCTGTAAACTCTAGGAACTACCAGCAAATCACTCGGGGGTGATGAAATGAAGTACCGCAAGAAGCCAGTCGTGATCGAGGCTATCCAGTGGGAAGGTAATGTCTCACAGGAACTTAGTAACTGGGTTCAGGCTTACCGAAAAGAACATGGGTCAAAATATCTCCCGGAGTCGGATTGGATTCGCCTCGACGGGCAGAATCTAATTATCCTGACTCTTGACCGTGAACACACAACTCAAGTTGGCGACTGGATCATCCGAGGCATTCAGGGCGAACTCTACCCTTGCAAGCCTGATATCTTCGACGCTACATACGAAGCGGTCTAGCATGGAAATCCTAACCGTTCCGACCGGCGAGCTCTCGCCGTATGCCAACAACGCTCGCACTCATTCAGAGCAACAGGTCCGACAGATAGCAGCGTCGATCCAGGAGTTTGGTTTCACCAACCCGATCCTCACCCATAACGGCACAGTCGTCGCAGGACACGGACGACTCGAAGCTGCGATCCTGCTCGATCTCACCGAAGTTCCGACGATCGATCTAAGCCATCTGTCCGACGCTCAGATGCGAGCCTATGTGATCGCCGACAACCGGCTCGCCGAGCAGTCAGAATGGGACACGAGCGTCCTCGAATTAGAGATAGACGAGCTTCAGGATATGGACGTTGACCTCACCCCGTTCGGTATCGACGACGTTTTCTTCGAGGAGTTATCAATCAGGGACTTCGACAACACTCCGTCCGATGGACTGACCGACCCGGACGACGTACCGGAGCCTCCAGCCGAAGCGATCACGCAGCCGGGCGACTTGTGGCTGTTGGGTGCGTATTACGAGTGTGACGATTGCCATAAGCGATACGAGTACGACGAAGGGCTGAAGATGGAGTCGTGCCCCTGTGGGTAATTTGACACTGAAATCCGATCACCGTCTACTCTGTGGGGATAGTACGGACGCTGAATCAGTGGCGTACTTGATGGACGGAGCAAAGGCGGACATATGCTTTACGTCGCCGCCTTACGCACTAGGGAAGTCCGTCTCTCTATCTGGTAATAAGGCAATGTCGGAAAAGAAGAATGCTTACGACCAATATGATGACACTCCTGAAAATTGGGCTGAGTTGATGGATGGATGGTGGAACGCTAGTCAGTCAGTGGTTAGCGATGCGTGGGTCGTGAATTTGCAATTACTCGCAGGGAATAAACAGAATATGTTCAAGTGGGTAAGTGAACGGTCTGAAAGGCTTGTGGATGTGGCGGTGTGGAATAAACAAAGGTCACAGCCAGCCATGGCAGAAAGCGTAATGAACTCGGAATATGAGTGGTTAGTGATAATGGGGATGGATAACGCCACTCGGAGCGTCCCTTTGTCATCGTGGCGCGGAACTGTATCGAACGTGTATACAGCCCCGCCAAACAATTCAAACGAATCGTCAAAGATACACGCAGCAGCAATGCCCATTCATCTTCCGTTGTGGGTAATGCAAACGCTATGTGATAAGTCGAAGTCTGTATATGAACCATTCGCAGGGACTGGCACGACGATCATTGCCGCCGAACGAACAGGGCGACGGTGTTTTGGTATCGAACTCGACCCAATTTACTGCGACGTATCAGTCCGCAGATACGAGGAACACACTGGCAAGAAGGCGGTCAGAATCAGTGGGTAACTTACAACTCAAATCCGACCACCGCTTGCTGTGCGGCGACTCTACGGACGCTGAGAGCGTGGCGTACTTGATGGGCGGTGCGAAGGCAGACATGGTGTTCACTGATCCGCCTTATGGGATTGGGTTTACAAGTGAGGCTGGCGGGGAGATTCAAAACGACGCCCTTAGTGATGACTCTATGGCAAGTTTCAACCAAGCGTGGCAGAGTGTCGCGTACACAGCAAGCGCAGTAGATTGTTTTTTACTGGCGTGGCAAAGCCCTCGGAAGTTCCACCTGTTGAGTTTTGATGGTGAATGGGAGTTCTTCAGACTGGTTTCGATGTATAAATCGAACCGTATTTCCTACCCTCACGGTGCATGGATAAACAAAACAGAACCATGCCTTATTTTTACGAAAGGGAAACCAAAGCCCTCGACTGAGAATTATTTAGACGATTGCTATATTTATACTCACGACAAAGAGAGCCACGAGGATAGCAACGTAGGACACCCGACTCCTAAGCCTGTGAAAATGGTTGTGGAGCATGTGACAGCCTGCACAAAAAAGTCTGACGTTGTACTCGACCTGTTCCTCGGCTCAGGCTCGACACTCATCGCAGCAGAGCGCACCGGCAGGAAATGCTACGGCTTAGAACTCGACCCGATCTACTGCGACGTGATCGTAAACAGGTACATCAATTATGTTGGCTCTAGTGATGGTGTAATGCTATCATCAGGAGATGAAACACTTACATTCGAAGAAGTGCAGCAAGTGCGAAAAGGTTCTTCCGCTTGACCGATTCCACCGCACAACACGGACTAATGGATACTCTTCCGCTTGCAAAGATTGCCACGGAATCAAAGCGCAAAAATGTAGGCGATGCGATACATCGTTCATTGCTAAACAGCGACCGTATTGCTCATCAGAATGCAGAAGGGCAGACCGTCCTCAGACGTTCAAGGATTGTGCCAGTTGCGGTAAACGATTCGGACCTCTTGCGTACCTATCTGCTCAGTTCTGCTCGTACAGATGCAAGGTTGTGGCTCAATCAACAGGCATCAAGAAGCGATGGGTCGGAACAAAAGAAGCGACAAGAGCGCAAAGGCGAGTCGCATATGCTATCCAAACAGGGCGAATGGTCAGGCCATCTGTCTGCGAAGAATGCGGGAAATCGGCAAGGATTGAAGCGGCACACTACAACTACGCAGAGCCGCTCAGAGTCAGATGGCTTTGTAAGGGTTGTCATTCCCGATGGGACAAACAAGACCCAAAGGGTGGAGCAATGAGGGCTACCCTCCAATCCGATACCATAAAGAATAAGAAGGTATCGAAATCATGACTATGGCAGTATCCAAAGATCCCGACAAATGGGAACGTATGCCCTCCGAAGGCTCGAAGCCGTGGGCAGCGTTCAACGTCTATTTGCAACTCGGGCCAGACCGGACGGTCGACCAGACGTGGCGGATCGTTGCAGGTGAGCCGCTGGAGAGTGTGCGCCGAGCGACGGGGCGCTACCAGACGTGGGCAGCGAAGTGGGGATGGCTAGCACGAGCACTGGCATGGGACGAATATCTAGCCAGCCAAGCTCGTCAAGCGATGATCCAAACCGCCGAGGAGAACGCTCGGATCCGGGTGCGGAATCTTACACAGATGATGAATCAGGCAATGGTGATTATCCAACGTGCTGACCTGAAATCACTCAGCAATACCGAAGCCCGAAAGCTATTGCCACAGGCGTCCCGTGCGCTAGAAATAGGCGCTGAAAGCCTCCGTGAAGAATTCGGCGTGAAGGCACGACCCACGACCTCCAGGGACCTGTCCCTGCATGTGGAAGCGACAACCGGCATCAGGAGCGATGAAGACCTTGACAACGCACAGTTACTCAAACGGATCCTTGCTGACGATGCCGGAATCCCCGAAGGCGAAGATCTCTCACGATACCGAATCAACGGTAAGGGCTCGCTTACTAGGCTCTCGAATGGCAGCGGAGGCCACACTAACGGGGTTCGGTGAGTACATCTATCCGGGGTACATAACGTCGCCGTACACACTGATGCTGGCGAACATTCTCGAAGGTGTTTTAGAGGGCGATATCAAGCGCCTGATTATCGAGACTCCGCCACGCCACTCGAAGTCCGTCCATGTGTCTGAGCTGCTCCCTGCGTTCGCTCTAGGGCGCAATCCGAACATGCGATTGATCCTTGCCTCCTACGCCTCGAAGCTGGCAGTCTCGTTCTCTCGTCGTGTGCGTAACGCTATCCAGTCCGATAAATACGAGAAGGTATTTCCCAACACTCGGCTCGCGGCTGACTCTCGCTCCGCTGCCATGTGGGACGTAGCGGGATCTCGCGGCGGGATGATCGCTGCCGGTGTCGGTTCAGGAATCACCGGACACGGCGGAGATCTGATTATTATCGACGACCCGATAAAGGATCGAGCGGAGGCGGAGTCGGCGACCAGACGGCAGGCGGTGTGGGACTGGTACACCTCGACGGCCAGGACGAGGCTCGAGCCGGACGGGGCAATAATCATTTGTCAAACCCGCTGGCATCACGACGACCTCGCTGGCAGGCTTCTCGACGGTCAGGACGAGGACGACGAATACAAGGACGATTGGGTCGAGGTCAAGTTCCCTGCGCTAGCTACGGAGGACGACGACCCGCTCGGGCGAGCGATCGGCGATCCTCTCTGGCCTGAACGCTACGATCTCCCGGCACTTCTCTCGACGAAAGCGGAGGTTGGTATCCGGGACTGGATCGCTCTCTATCAGCAGGATCCGAGCGACGAGGAGGGTGCAATATTCCCGCTGAACAAGTGGCAGTATTACAACCCAGAGACGTTCGACTTCAACAACAGATACCGAACGTTCCAGTTATGGGATACGGCGTACAAAGAGAAGCAGGAAAACGACCCGTCGGTCTGCGCTACCTGGACACGAGGCCCCGGTGGGATTTGCTATCTTCGGGACATTCGAGGGTGGCGGGTTCCGTTCCCAGAGTTGAAAAGATTGTTCAAGGCACAGTACGATATGTGGGGTCCTGATGTGGTTCACATTGAGGACAAGGCGAGCGGGATATCATTGTTTCAAGAGTTCCAAAAGACAGGGGTTCCGGTCAAGTTGTATACGCCGATCGGCTCGAAGGTCGTCAGGGCTCACGCCACGACTCCGTATATTGAGAACGGTATGATGTTGCTCCCGGAGGGCGCTCCGTTCCTCGCTGATTTCTTGGACGAGCACTCGAAGTTCCCTGCGGGAGCTCACGACGATCAGGTCGACACGACGACGATGGCGGGGCTCATTCTCGCTCGGACGGGTGATACAGTAATTTCGGTTGAAGTTCCAGCAAAGGAATCCGCATGGTTGTAGACAATGGACAGAGATCTGGCGAAGTCGAGGGTCGTGCTCCGGAGGACGTTCCGGAGATTACGACCGGGGCTAATGCGACTCAGATCTACGGCGACAGTGGGCTCTCGATGTGGGCCGGGTACATGGGCGAGGAATACTTCCTCGAGCTCAAGCCGTGGAATAAGGAAGCTAAGTACGTCCTGGAGGCTCGGGACGAGGTAACGATCTCGACGATGCTCGAGGCCGTGAAGATGCCGATGCTCAAGGCGGAGATATCCGTCGAGCCAGCGTCCGACGATGTGGCAGATAAGATCGCAGCCGATTTCGTTCAGGACAACCTCGAGCAGATGTATCGCCAGTCTCTCCGGAAGTGGCTCCGAGACACGCTCGAGTCTATCGAGTTCGGATTCGCTGTTTCAGAGATCGTTCTTGAGAAGCGCAGCGACGGTCGAATGTGGATCCGCAACATGGAACCTCGAGGCCAGGAGACGCTTCGCCGTTGGGGGATCCTCGATAATCAACACCCGGACACTGTGACTCATTTTATTCAGGGTGGTTTTCGCGGTGGTGCTCCTCGTCGAGAGGTAGCGATCCCGCTCGACAAGTGCCTACACGTAACGCTCGCAGCGAGGAAGGGCAACCCGCAGGGCAAGTCGTACCTCCGCTCGCTTTACATGCCGTTCAAATACATGAAGAACTACCGGGCTCTTGAGGGTATCGGTATCGAGCGAGACATTGGCGGGACGCCAGTCCTCACGCTCCCCGAGGGAGTCGGGCTGATCGACAGCGCCGAGCTAACGGAATTGAAGAAGCAGATGGAGGGGCTCCGGAACGACAAAGCTCTTTACGTCATGCTTCCTAACGGTATGTCATTGAGCCCGTATGTCGGGGGCAAGCAACTCAAGATCCGCCAGATTATTCAGGACTACGAGAAGCAAGTTTTGATGCGTCTGTTCGCTCAGTTCCTGACGCTCGGTATGCAGAACGTCGGGACACAGGCTCTCGTCGAGGGGTCGCAGGATTTCTTCTCGCTGGCGCTTGAGTCGATTCAAGACGAGATCATGGAGCAGGTGAACTACCAGCTTGTCCCGTACCTGATGCGATTCAACAGCTTCCCGGGAACGACCGGGATGCCGAAGGTCGTGTGGGCGAAGCCGGGAAAGATGGACGTCGCAGCCGTTGTTGAATTGTTCACGAAGGGCGCACAGTCGAAACTCTTTACTCCGACTCGTGAGGACGAGCAGGTCTTACGGGACGAGCTCGGCCTCGAGCAGCTTCCGGACGGTGTGGGCGACGACGATCGAACCGTCGAATCTATGGTCGGCGATGTGTTCGGAGGGACCACTCTCGCAGCGATGCGAGATGAGATCCGAAAGTACGACGCTGCAGCCGGCCAAGATCTGCGGGGAATCACTGGGATCTACGAGCGGTTCACGAATCAGTATCAGAAGGATCTCGTCGGGGTTTATGACAAGTGGGCAGCGGAGACGACTAGGCTCGCTGCGCTCCCGGGCCGGACGGCGACGGACATTGATGCGATGGTCAACCGTCGGCTAACGAATCTGTCGGCGGATCTCCGGCTTCTGGCAAGGGAGCGTATCGGCGAGGCGTCTGGGCTCGGCCTGGGCGAGACTCTCGGGAAGCGAACCTCGTCGCCTGAGGTACAGAAAACCGTGGCCAGCTTGGTTCGTCAGGCAGAGGCCGATATTGAGACGAAGCTAATCCCGGGGCTCAAGGAACGATACGCCTCGACGACAACGGAGCTCCGCAAGCTCCCTGTGGAAGCTCGCAAAGGGTTCCTCGACGATGTATTCGCCGGGCGCCGTAGCCGGATCGCTCAGTCGGCGGGTCAGGCGCAGGTGGCTATATTCGAGACTCAGGCAGCAGCGGGGAAAGTCGAGAACGCCGAGCGGAAACGTCTCGGGGTTCCGTCGATTCAAACGCGCTGGGTGCTGGACGATGGAGCAGATCATTGTGAGGACGACCGAGGGCGGTCGACATTTGGGTGTCCGGGGCTCGCAAGGGTTTACACGGACGGATGGGATTCGATGCCGACCGTACCGGCGGGGAACGTCTCGTGTCTCGGCAATTGCCGATGTTACATTGAGGCGGACTTCGAGGGCAGAGGAAATTGGCAGAGGATCACGTAATCTAAGGAGCGTCGGTGGGCGTTCCCTACCCCGTCTGGGGATGACTTCTCACCGGCGCTCCTGCGATTTCGATTTGACACAGAGCACCCTAAACATAAAGAATGGTCACGATGTCTAAATTCGACAAAACAGTCATAGGACTGGAAATCTTTTCAATCGGTACTCATACCGACTCGCAGGGAATGACGAACGAATTTACCGCCGACGATGTGAATTACATGGTCGGCGCTTTCGGCGTTCCCGAGTTCGTACCTGTCAAGCTAGGTCACACTAGCGACGAATTCCAACAGAAGGTAGCTTCTGAATTGGGATTGCCTCCAGCCGTTTTGAACGGCGAGAACGAGGGTCTTGACGGGGTAGCTTCTCTGGGTCAGGTCATAAAGATCTACCCGGAGGGCAATAAACTTGTTGCAGATCTGAAAGTCCCTGATGCGATGGCACAGCTATTCGCTGACGGATATTTCAGAGACGTAAGCTGCGAGTTGTCAGCGGACGACGAGGATCGATGGATTCTCGACGGGCTCGCTATGCTCGGAGCGGAGCGGCCGGCTGTGGAGGACCTTGCAGGTATCTCCGAGGCTTATGTCGCTCGAAAACGGGAAGCAGTTGCTACCCGTTCGTTTAGCCAGAAGATCCCTAAGAAGGTGAAGATGAGCGACGCAGACAAAGGTGCATTGGATAAAATCCTCGACCGATTCAAATCTGCTGACGAATCTCTCTCATTCTCGGAATTGGATGAAGCTGGACTGAAGCTCGGAGAAGGTGCCGACAAAGGCGCTGTGAAAGATGCGATCCGTGAACTACAGGATCGCTCCGGTGTGCTCGATGATATTGTTGCTTTACTGCAACAGGCCATCGACCTAACCTCTAGCGCAGCCGAAGATGGCGACGAGATCGTCGAAGATGATATTGCAGCGGAGCCAGCAATGGCAGCCAAAGCACTCGTCGGAAGGATCACCCGCATGTCGGAATCGAAATCCAAGTTCAAGTCTGACGCTGATTTTAACTCAGCGGTAGCAACCCAGGTCACGAAGGCCACGAAGGAACTATCTGAAAAGGTAGATGCCCTGACAGCCGGAACGACCGAAGCTAGCTACCGTATCGAGACAGAGAAGCTCGTTGGTATGGAAGGCACTCCCGAGGAGCTTGCGACTCAACTCGCCGACCTCGAAAAGACAGCCGGCAAGGAAACTGCCGAGACTGTGTTGAGTAGCTGGAAACAAGTTTCCAAATTCGCAGTTGAGTCCGGTACGTTCAAGGCCATTGGGTCGGACGACGGCGACGGCGAAGGCGAACCCGTTTCGGATCTCGAGGCAGAAGCTCTCGAGTACCGCAAAGAAAATCCCGACGTAACAGAGCGTGAGGCTGCCAGGTTCGTAAACCTGCGCCACATGAACTCCGTTCGTCAGGTGAAGTCCGGAGGTACAGAATGAGCGATCAGCAAATCCTCCTACCGGGCGCAGTAGCCGCGGCGGATCTGTCCGCCGAGCAGTACGCAGGGGTCTACCTAACGGGCGACCGATCTGTTGCCAAGATCACCGACTCGAACGCAGCAGCGTTCGCTCAGGCTGGTATTGGTATTCTGCAAAACGACCCTAATGCAGCAGGCAAGGCAGCGGAAGTTGTCATGGTTGGTATCTGCCGAGCCGAATGTGGCGGAACAGTTGCACAGGGCGCTTACCTAGTTCTCAACAACGACGGAGAAGTGATCTCTGGCGCACTCGAAGCGGATAAAGCGTCTGCTGATCGTGCCGTCATTGGTCGAGCACTTGCCGCTGGAGCCGACGGAGATATCATCGATATCGCCGTAAACTTCATCACTCCGTTACCACACGACACCGAGTAACCGGATTGTCAAAGCCAACGATGAAAGACGTTCGACCCATTAAACCTGTGGTCAAATAGTCCCGATTCAAGACTTTAGAAAAGGAAGTCATGCAACGTAAATACGCATTGCCGACTCAGAACGACGTCCGTCCGGTAAATCCGATTCTCACTAACATGAGCATCGGATACAAGAACCCCCAATTTATTTGGGATCTTGTAGCACCTGTCGTGCCGTCGGATGAGAAGTCCGGCACATATTTCATTTGGACGAAGGACTACTGGTTCCGTGCATTTGAACAAGCTGGTGGCGCAAAGCGATCGCCAGCAGGAACCTACAAACGAGTCGACCACGGTGTAGCAACCGCAACGTTCGACACGGATGAATACGGTTTCGAGACTCCGACGAGCGACCCTGTGGCCGCGAGCTCGCAGACTCCAGAATCGCTTATCGAGCAGGACGTAAAATTCCTGACGAACCTTATCGAGATGGAGTTGGAACTGCTGACCGCAGCAGGGCTTTTCGTCGCCTCGAAATGGGGGACGGATAACACGCTCTCAGGCACAAGCCAGTGGAGCGACTTTGCGAACTCCGATCCAATCGGTGACTTCGATACGGCAAAAGGAACGGTGCGACAAGACACCGGCGTTGAGCCTGACCGAGCCATCATGGGAATCGATACCTGGAACGACCTGAAAGAGCACCCGCTTATCACTGATAAGTACAAGCACACTCAGGCCGGGATTATGACCGAGGAGCTAGTAGCTGCTGCTCTTGGGGTCAAGGAAATCGTGGTTGGTCGGACGTCAAAGAACACGGCTAAAGAGGGTCAGACATACGTCGGCGCCAACGTGTGGACGGACTCGTGTCTGCTCATTCCGGCGATCGATGCTCCGGCTCTTGAGACTGCAGCTGCGGCCTACATGTTTATGTGGGACGAAGTTGGCAACATTCCGTGGGCGGTTCAACAGTACCGTGAAGAACAGACGAGATCCGAGATTAGCCGAGTTTTGACTCACGCTATTCCGAAGGTCACGTCGTCGGCTTCCGGCTACCTGTTCTTAGATACCGCAGCCTAAACAAACAAGTCGAATAGGGAACGCTTGATATGGGTTTTGAGGTCTACAGAGTAAATAGGCGCTTCGTGTGGGATGGCTGGCAATTCGCTCCCAGAGCTGGGAGTCATGGTCAGACCTTCAAGGTTCTTGAAGAACCTCGAGGGACTAGCAATGCTGCGAAAGCAGCGAAGGCCAGCTATCCCCGCGACGCTGCCGACTGGATGAAATCGCAAGGGTGCTGGGATGAGCGCTCTTGCAACCCCGAATTTTATGGCGGGGATCTTTGGATCGTTGAGGAGAACCATCCTCGCAAGGCTGCGATTTTAGCCCGTAATAAAGCGGTCTATTATTCCGGTCAAACGCCGATGGAAGAACTCCTCAAGGACGAAAAATATAAACGGCTCCTCGCACCACCGAAGCAGATGGTCCGGGCGTAGCTACTAGAGGAAATCACAATGGCAAAGCCCGTAGATCGACATCGAGGAACTACCTCGTTTCAGGTGTTGGAAGCTGACACGCTGAAACTCGGCACGAGTGCCGTCGAAGTAACGGCGACTCCGGCGGAGATAAACCTCCTCGACAACCAGGTCGCAGCGGCGGTCATGGTTGTCGGTGCGGAATCAACCAACGTAATCAACGTCACCGTTCAGTTCAACGACGCAGCGGGAACAGCTATGGCTACGCCGGTTGCGCTCCCGTGGTATTTCGCCACTGACGCTGCAGGGCTTGATGCTATGGCGACCGCTCACGATGGCGGTGTAGCTATCGGAACGGATGGCTCATTGATCGAGCAGGTAGCGAACCTGTCAGGCTTGATGATCTCTGAAGCGGACGGTGACGTTGATATCAACATTACTGATGCTGGAGCGTTCACAGCGTACCTAGTTGTCGTACTGCCGAACGGAACGCTCGCAATCTCTGCTGTGATAACTCACGCAGCGTAATTAGTTTGATTGACGGGGGTCAATTCATCATGCACAAAGCAGTCGCAATCGTCGGTTTCGCACCATCATCCAGACTCGATGCTCCGGAGCTTCCTCCGAACGTCGAGATCTGGGGGATGAACGACGCCCATTCGTTTATTGACGAAGCCCATCTGTGGTTTCAGATTCACGAGTTGGATATGATCGACGGTAGCGACTCCGAGTACAAGGATCGCCAACGTCCAGAGCTCGCTTCCGGCGAGCATGGCCAGTGGCTCCGGGAGACAAAGATCCCGGTAATGATGATCGATAAGCACCCGGAGGTTCCGTCGAGCCAGCGATACCCGCTTGAGAAGGTGTGGCTGTGGGGCGACGATCATCCGCCGTATTTCAGGTCTACGCCATCGTACATGCTCGCATACGCTATCTATCAGGGCTACAACGAGATTCATTTGCTCGGCCTCGATCTTTCGATGGAGACGGAATACCAAGAGGAAAAATCTTGTCTTGAGTTCTGGATCGGCGTTGCTATGTCGAAGGGGATCACGGTCGAATGGCCTGATTCATCTCCGCTCCTGTTCGGCCCTTTGTACGGGCGGAAAGCTCCGGAGGTAACTCGGCTCCGGGATATGGCTCAGAAGCGTCTACGTGGACACAAGGACGAATACGTGAGGGCGTGGAGTCAACTCGTCCGAGCGGTCGCATCGTTCGAGACAGCGAGCGATATCGTTAGCCGTATGCAGATCCCGGATCTCGCAGCGAAAGCAGCGCTGAATAAGTACCTGGCGACGAAGCGGGATAAGGTCTCGGCAGCGAACGCTACGATGCAAGCGACTGTCGGCCTAGTTAGGGAAACAATGCACTGGGCATCAACTATGGGAATCACGGATCTTGTGGAGGCTCGGCTCCCTGATATGGTGATGCCGACGGACATAGAAATCAAAGAACCGAAATCGGAGTTAGTAACGTTATGATCTATTTGAAAAAGCACGAGGATAACCTCGGTCCGTTCCATGTTCGAGTCGAGCCGATCAACGAGGCTCCTTATTACGTTGACATCACTGACGACCCCCAGTCATTTACTGCCGGGATATCCGCTGGGCTTCTGAGTAAATACTCGAAGCACATCGTCGAGGTCGCTCTTGAGGACGTCCCGGCAGAATTCCTCCACGAGTCCGACGTTCCAGAACCGGAGCCATCACGCTTCGCCTGTGAGGTCGAGGGCTGTGGTAAGGATTACGCCACGCAATCGAATCTGGATAAGCACACTAAGGGGACTCACGGCAGCCTGATCGAGAGGCTCAGCACAGCGAAGGTCGTCGAGTCAGAGCCGGTAGATCTAACCGCTGGCTCACCTGCGTCGTCGGATCCCGTAGAGGAAGTATCCGACGACACAGCCAAGCCCGTCGCCTCTTAGCGATGCGCTCAATCGCAATCATTCCAGCCCGGGGTAACTCGAAGCGAGTGCCGGGCAAAAATAAACGCATGATCGCCGGGAAGCCGGTCGTTCTCTGGGTGATGCTTGCTGCGCTTGAGTCGGGCGTTTTCGATGAGATCATTCTGACGTCAGAGGACGACGAGATCCTCGACCTTGCGCCCGTAGGTGTGCGGGTGTGGAAGCGTTCTGCGGAGCTCTCCGGCGACGAGGTAAGCGCCGACGATCCAGCCGTCGATGTTGTTCAGAAGATGAACAGGTATTACCGGGGCGACACGGCGGTCTGTTTACTTACGGCCTGCGTTCCAACGACCACGGCGGAGCTAGTTCAGGCGACGGCGGAAGTCTACGAGCGTGAGAGGCCGAGCAAGCTCGTAATGCTCAAGCTCGCCGATCACCCTCACCACATGGCTGTTCCGCTCGATAACGACGATCCGACTCGAGGGCTTCGGCGGTTTACTGAATTTGGAGCAGGGGAGGAATCGAACGCTCTCCCTCGTGTATATGTCCCGGCTGGAAATCTCATCTGGGGATCTTTTGCGGATTTCCGAGACGAGAACCCAAAACTTGTCGGTGGGAATTATTCAGAGGATACTTACGGTTATCTGGTTCCGGACGAGCTCGCGATTGATATCGACACTCCGTTCGATTTCAAGGTCGCCGAGTTACTACTAAATCAACGACGGGCTAGCAGCGCACTTGCGTACACCGGGGCTGACCCGGATTAGGAGATCTCATGGCAGCGGTAGTCACATTCACTGACCAGAAGCCCAACAAACGAGCGAAGGGCGGAACGCTCGGGAAGCTAATCATTACGTGGCTGGGACACACGGACGGCGTAGCAACGTCGGCTTCGATCCCGTTCAACGGAGTTATCCGGAAGATCACGACTGATCCGGGAGCAGCAGCGCCGACGTCGAACTACGACGTAACGCTCGAGGACGATCTAACGGCGGAGGATATCGCAGCGGGTACGCTCGCCAACCGCCACACGACGACGACCGAGGCAGTCGTCCCGGTTCTCGGGACGTATTTCCCTGTGGCGTTTGTCGGAACGTTCAAGGCAAAAGTCATAAACTCCGGGTCGGCTAAAAATGGCACGATCACTGTTTACTACGAATAGGATTCACCGTGGCACTCGACGCAAATTCATACTGTGCAATTACAGATCTTGAGCGCCGGATCTCCGATCTTCTTGTGGGGGCCGTATTTACTACTACGACTCGCCCGACGCTGGCGCAAGCCGAGCAGATGATCGACGATACCGCAGCGGAGATAAACGCCTCGCTCGAGTCCTCGGGGTACGTGGCTAAGATAGTCGTCGGCGACGATGCCTTCGCTTTCGCCACGGCCAAGACGGCGAACTCCGCAGGTGCAGCGGTCAAGGTGATGAACACGTTTCCGTCGGAGGCGTGGGATCCTGAAGCCCCGGAGCCGACCAGGAACCGAATCTCTGGATTCGCCTCGGAGCTAAAGAAGTTCCTCGACCGTGTGGAAGCCGGGAAGCTCAAGTCGACGAGGACAACGAAAGTCACGGCGAACTTTATCGTGGGGTCTGCTCGAGACAGGGAAACAGGCGACCTCAAGAACCCACTATTCGACAGGAACATGGACGGGTATCCGGGACGACTCTCGCTTACCGACTCCTCCCAATGACCTACGCAACGATTCAAACGGCAGCGTTAGCGGTACTGCGAAAGCTTACCGAGTTCGACACCGGGAACTCGCACGAAAACGACTACCGCCCGCTGTCGGTCGGGAAGCAATATCACGTAGTTCTTTCGCGCGGCGATACGAGCAATCGATCCATGCAAGATATCCCCGCCAACGGCGTGTATCAGAAGCGGTCTGACAGGCTTGTGAACATCGAAATTTTCGTGATGTATGAGAAGGATCTGTACACCACTCGGCAGCAGCTAAACACTATTACTCAGACGGTTCTCGACCACTTAGATAAGTGGCCAAACCTCGATCAAACAGTAGGGCTGATCGAAACGGATGCTGACAGCACTCCAAGCCCAGAGACGTTCACACAAGGGCGGTGGCGTTACCTAGTTCAGAAGATACCCCTAAACATAATCGAGTTTGAGACAGTGACACTCGCATGAGTTACCAAAGCGTCCAGGCTCAAGCTCACACCCTGCTCAAGTTGATGTCTCAATTCGACGCCGTAAATTCGTCAGAGGATGATTTCCGGACTCTCGCTGTCGGAAAAGCCAACTATGCGATCCTGCTCAAAGGGACTACGGGTGGCCCGGGATCCGGGCAGATCGACATCGCCGACGCTAAGAAGTCTTACGTCCGCCGAGACGATTACAGCGTGGAGGTTCACATATTCCAGCGGTACGTTACGGATGCTCTGGCGACTCGAGCAGCACTAACGGTTCTGGCCGATGCCGTCGAGGGTCATTTTGATAAGTATCCAGACCTCGACGATTTTGTAGGAATCATTGACAGTCGGATCGACACGGTTCCGGAATCGAGCGAATGGAGGTTCGGGTCAGGGGTCTATTTCAGGCAGATCGTAACGATCACCGTCGCTGAACTATCGACCGTTTACCTCGCTGAAACTCAGGCGGGTGTAATCTTCCGGTGGGACGGCGCAACTATCTGGGATGGATCGGGGTCGTGGGGATGACTCAACAGAAGTTTGAATTTGAAGGGGCAAGGGATCTTGCCACAAATCTTGAAGGGGCAGCGACTCTCATAAAGGGCGAGCTCAATAAGGCGTTGCGGAAGATCGGGAAGATGATGGTTCCCGCGCTAAAACAAAACACTCCACGAGCTGCCGGGAAGCTAGCAAATTCAACCCGGTTTCAAATCACAGGTAGTCCGGCGGATCAAAAATTAGAGATCCGTCAGGGTGCAAGAACTCCGGCTGGCGATTTTTACGGGTCATTCGTGAGGCTTGGAACGAAGCCCCACGAAATCCGTCCCGTAAATGCAAAGGCTCTGGCGTTCACTATTGGCAACAAGTTAGTCTTTGCAAAAGTGGTGAAGCATCCCGGGACGAAAGCGAACCCGTACCATGTGGATACGCTGAAAGAAAAGCAAAGCGAAATACAAGCAGTCGTTACTGATGCGGGGATCAACGTGGCTGCGAAAATAACGAGGTAGATATGGTAAACAGGTATCCAGGCAAAGATCTTTACTTTGCTATCGACGACTCCGCAGGGACGTTGCAACAGATCACGGGAATTACGTCCGTCTCGGGGCTGCCGGGGCGCGTGGAACACCACGACGCTACAGCGATTGGTGACAACGGGCGGAAACATGCGTCAGCCTTAGAGAACGTGGTGGTCACGGTTGAGGGCTGGTACGACGATACAGCGACGACAGGATCGAAAGTCCTGCTCTCAGCTCTCGCTGCTCTCCGATCAGCCGATCAAGAATCGACGATCAACTATGGACCCAAAGGGAACGCTTCAAGTGCTGAGAAAATCAGCGCAGAAACCAAGCTTGACGAACTCGAATACCCGGGACGGCTCGGTGATTTGATTGGATTCAGGGCGACCTTGCTGGTTCAAGGCACGATTACCATAGGCTCATTTACATAATCCAACGAAAGTAGGGAACGTATGGATTTAAAAATGATCGGGACTTCATCCGGGGGCATCCCGATATATCGGCGAACTTGGAAGGATGGAAGCTGGTGGGAGTTCTACGGCGAGCAGCCGTGGATCGTGACCCGTCTACTCCGACAGCGGTTGGCTCCGCTGGATCCCGACACAGATATTCAGCAAATGGCAGAGATCTCTCGGACGGTTCGGCTGGCACACGGAACAACCGCTTGGTCGTGGGATCTCCCTGTGCATGAGGATTCGATTGATTCACTGAAATCTGTCAAGGTGATAGATCTCAGCAGGGTTATGGCGGAACTCCATTTGGCGGGTGATATGAACGAAGTGGGAGACGACCAAAAAAAAGTCTCCAGTGGGCGTTGGTGGCGAAGGATCCTGTCCCTCGTTTTTGGCTGGACGTCCACGACTACATCACGCAAATTGGGGTCGGGATCGCTGTCCCGTTGACACAAGGGGAGTTAGATGTCAGACCGGCGCACTGGATCAACAAACTGATTATCTTCATAAATATAAAAAATGAAGCTGGCTCAGCTATAAGGAACATGGCAAGTGCAGAGTAATAACGAGGCTGAAATCGCTATCACTATGACGGCAAAGGATGAAGCCAGTGAAGAAATGGCGAACGTCCGCGATGAAGCGCAGGGGATGAATAAGGATTTTGGCGGTCTCTCAAAGTCGATGGTCGCTACAACTCTTGGATTCTTCGGCATGTCATTTGGGGTTATGAAGGCGGTCGATGCCCTTCAAGATTCCCGCGACCACGTACTCGGCATTGATTCCGCTATTGCCGTTCTTGGGCCGAACGCCAAAGATTCGATGGAAAAATTTGAGCCAGCGATTGGGACGATCTCAGATATCGTAAAAGAGGCTGATGAAGATGTGCGGAAGGCTCTCCAAAATATCCTGACGGGATCCGGCGGAATCGAACCGACGGCGCAGGATATTGTTACGGCGTTCGCCGTGGCTTCCGGCTTCGGTGTTCCGGTTGAGGAGGCTGCTTCTGCCATCGGTCAGGCTCTCGGCGGAGTCATGGACGGGATCAACGCTATTGTGGATCCGTCGGATCGAAACCCGGTAGACAGTCTTGAAGAACTCTATGGCGACCTCGTAGGTGTGTTCGTCGATAGCCGAAGCACGACCGACGAAATAACCGCAGCTTGGAACGAATTGTGGAACGCTGTTACCGGGAAAAATTCAGGCGCATCAGGACAAGGCAGGAGCGTTATTATCACTCAGCCTGAAATTCCTACCTTACTGATGGATCCAAACAGCCCGGCAGGTCAGAGAACCCAAGAAAAATCCATTCAAGATATCTGGGGTCCATTGATAGATGCTCTCGGGTTGGATGTTACGGACCCGACGGCGGAAATGACCCGGGCTGCGATGCAGCGACAAGCGGGGCAAACCGTGACTCCGCCGGGATCCGGCACGGACGCTTTCGGCAATCCGATTATCAACACGATCTATCCCGGAGGAAACTCGTCTGCGGCGAACGGTGGGTTGGGAGTCATCATAAATATAAATGCGACAACGACGGAGGAGAGGCAACAGCAAATCCTCGACGAAGTAAATAAGCGGCTTGACGCTGCGCTGCGTCGCAACGGCGGACTAGACGGGTCATTGGGTAGGTAATGGTCGCACCGAAAATTGAAATACATATCGACTTCGACGAGGACGGCGTGTTCGCCGACGACGAGGAGGTCTCAAGTGACGTAAAGGCGTTTTCGATCACCGAGGGATTCGATATGTTTACGCGTATGCCACGGTCAAGATTCCTGACCATGACCCTGAACAACAGGAGCCATAAGTACACGCCGTCCAATACAGCCTCTCCGCTGTACCCGTTTCAGCTTCCAGGGCCAGACTGCCGGGTCAGGTTCGCCTATCCATATGACGGCTTTGCCGGGGACGATGGGGATGCTCTGAACGGTCGTGATGTCCCGCTGGCGAGCGATCAGTCGCTGTCGGATCCGAACTACACGACTTGGGCTGCAAACGCTCATTTTGAAGTTCGAACAAATCACATTGAATGTACGACCGCCGGATCAAAACTTGCCGTGATCGATCAGCCGGGTACGTGGAACTCCAAACTAAAGTTCGGGGCGATTGTCCAGCGCGAGTCCGGCACGATCGTTTACCCTCACAAGCAGTCGCTTTTTGTCTATCGTTACGCTGACGATAACAATTATTCCGAGGTTGCACTGGAGCGGACAAGTGCGATCTTACCGCTGGAAGTAAAGTTCAATAAAGTCGTCGCCGGATCTCTCTCTGCCTACAGCGCAAGTGATATCGAAAACGACATAATCTCGATCTGGGCAGACGGCGCAAAGGCTCGGGTTGAAATCCAGTTATACCACCAAGAGATTATCGTCTGGGTTGACGACCACGTAGCCTCACTGAATGACGCACAAGCGACGGGAGTGACCAATACAAAGTTCGGAATCGGCGGTGAAGAAATAACCGCAAACGCCGTCTCTGGAACAGCGGGATCCCGTCTGGTTCAGTGGGACGACTTTGGCGGGTGGTCAACGAAGTTTATGGGGAGAGCTGATCTGGTTCGACCGCAGCCGGATACCGGAGAAAGCGTCTGTGTAATTCAGGCGTATGACGACCTAGAGCGAGCGCGGCTAGATCTGGTTCAGGACTCGACGGCTATCAGTTCTGACATGGCTGCTGTTGCCGGGAAGATCCTTTCCGGGATCGACATCGCTGCAACGAAGCGAATAATCGATGACGGGACGCTTTCTTTGAACCCGACTTACCGGATGCCACTCAGCCGGAACGGGTACGCCGAGTTGGTGCAGGTAGCGAATGACTGGTATGGACGTTTTTGGGTTGACGGTCACGGTGTCTATCGGATTGAAAACAAAGATCACCGCGGCTCTACGCCTCACGGCAATAGCGCTTGGAGCGTCCGGGACACCGATGTGTCAGGGAGCGTCATCGGAATGGTAGAACCTATCGGCTTCGAGCTTGGTCTTGACCGTGTGGAAAACGAGATCTTTTATCAGTATTTCAGGGTGACGGCTGCGACGGCTGCGACGGTCTGGCAGCTTGAAGTAGCAGACAATCCGATAGTTGATTTCAGCCAGACTCCCGTAGCGGTGGAATCCACAAATTTCCAGCAGATGGATCTCGGAATTATCGGAGAGCAGTCTAACGCTGTGGGATTCTTGGTTCCGATTCCTGGGACTGACTACTCGATTGACGGGGCAGCGAATGGAACCGGGATTGATTGGGCTACATCGCTGGTGTCGGAAAGCGGAACCGTTTCGATGGCGAGCGACTATTCCAGCATTGACGACACGACTCAGAGGTTCGATTCGTCTACTTCGCTTGGAGGTGCTTCGTGGCCACGAAATGAGGGGTATATCATTGTCGTTGACTCGTCTAACAACCGGCTCCTTGCAAAGTGTGTATCGACTAACCCGGACGGGGACGGGACTCGTGTAAACCTCACCAACGGCGACGAGGCGGATTCTATCGACGGGTTCAGTATCTACCGCGAATCAGGCTTCTCTCTGGCGAACACACCGCTCACCTACGACGTTTTTCTCAACGCTGCGTATGTCATCCCCGGGTACGAGGGAAACTTTGTTATCTACCGGATAATGATTAACGACGGGATCAATGACATTCCTGAAAATGCCTACATAACGTCGGGTCAGGCGAGGGCGGAGCAGCATACATCGTCGAGCCAGACTGCATCGAGATCTGTTGATTCAGCTTCTACTACAAGGTACGGAAGGCGACCACTCAGCCATCCGGCGAGGCATATCGACAACCTGTTCCACGCTAGGATCATGTCTGCGGCCAGGCTTGCCGACCGCAAGGACGAAAAGTGGAGCCTGAAATACAACGTAAACGGCAGCTATGCATACGCAAATCTATGGCATTGTATTTGGTCGGAAATGGGCGACCGCATCGACATGTTTTATAGCGATGCAGGATTGACGGGCAAGAACTTTTTCCTAGAGAATCAAACACTGACAGTCCGAGATGGGGGCCACGTTATCACTTCCGAATTTGAGGGGCTTGAAACATAATGGCAAACAATTCAACCGCTGTAATCAGCACAGATGTCGCAACTCATACGCAGTACAACGCCGTCCGGGCTGACGCTATCGGGCCATACGGCGACGAGCGGGTGTGGCCGGACAATATCCACGCCAAGTTCGGAACCGGCGAGGACGGTGATGTTTACCACGACGGAACGAACTGGATTTTTGACTCCGTAAACGGCGACGACATTCTGTTCAAAGTATCAGGGACGACCCGGCTCGCTGTTACGTCGACCGGCTTCAACCTGGTCGGCGACTTCCTGCTCGACGATAACGAGAAGGTCACGCTCGGTACGGGCGGCGACGCTGATATTTACTTTGACGGGACGGATCTGGTCATCGATCCGGATACGGTCGGTGTGGGTAACGTCAAAATTGGATCCTCGCTCGTAATCGACGCCTCCGAGTCTCTCCTGTTCGGAGCCGTCGCTATCCTCGCTGACGCTGCCGGGACAATGACGCTCTCGAATATCGACGCTTTGGACGCCACAACCGAGGCGACGATCGAGGCAGCGGTAGATACTCTAGGGAACCTCACCGCAGCGTCGTCTCTGGCGACCGTGGGGACGATAAGCACGGGCGTATGGCAAGGGGATGCAATCGCTAGCGCATACCTCGGATCCCACACCCACACTGAATCACAGATCTCAAACCTCGGCACGGCGATCGCTTTGGTCGCAGATAATCTCAGCGTGTTTGCAGCGACAACGTCGGCACAGCTTCGTGGCGTTATTTCCAACGAGACCGGCACGGGATCCCTAGTGTTTGCAACCTCGCCAACATTGGTGACGCCTGCGCTCGGAACGCCTGCGTCAGGTGTCGCAACAAATCTGACAGGTACGGCTGCAAGTTTAACTGCTGGAAATGTAACTACGAACGCGAACCTCACGGGTCACGTTACGTCCGTTGGTAACGCCGCTGTTTTGGGGTCGTTTACTAAGGCGCAGTTGGACGCAGCGGTCTCTGACGGAAATGTCACATACGACGGCGAGATCACAATCTACACAGACGCCGAGGCAGTCGCAGCGGTAGAAGCAGAGCCTACCCTTGTACTGAGCAGCGGGATGACGGCTACCAATGCCAATCTAACTACTCCCGCACTTGGGACCCCAAGCGCGCTCGTCGCAACTAACGCTACTGGAACCGCCCCAAGCCTTACTGCGGGACTAGCAACGGATACTGTCGCCAAGACAGGTACAGGCTCGACTTACGCAACGAGCGCAAGCCCAACATTTACCGGGACAGTAACGGTTCCTACTCCATCGAACGCCACCGATGCTGCCACTAAGGGTTACGCAGATGCGATAAAGCAAGGGCTGGATATCAAGGACTCGGTACGAGTTGCGTCAACAGCGAACATCGCTGTCGCATCTGCACTCGTAAACGCCTCCACGATTGACGGGGTTGCTGTCGCTACTGGTGACAGGGTTCTTCTAAAGAATCAGGCTGCTGGTGCTGAAAACGGGATCTATGTTGTAGTTGCCTCTGGTGCAGCTTCTCGCTCAACTGACGCAGACGTAAGTGCCGATGTGACTTCCGGTATGTACGCATTTGTTTCGGAAGGATCTGCATCTGCATCTATGGGCTTTGCGCTTACTACAGCAGACCCAATCACTCTGGGCACAACAGCCCTAGTATTTACACAGTTCAGCGGAGCCGGGCAGATTATTGCTGGCGCAGGGCTAACGAAAACAGGTAACACCCTTGATGCCGTCGGTACAGCGAACCGTATTGTGGTGGCAGCGGACGCTATTGATATCGGCACTGATGTTGTCACGCTTACGGGATCCCAGATTCTAAGCAATAAGACGCTGACCGCTCCTGTTCTAGGCACACCGGCGTCGGGCGTGGCGACCAACCTGACCGGGACAGCGGCGAGCCTAACCGCCGGGAACGTGACGACAAACGCCAACCTTACGGGTCACGTTACGAGCACAGGCAACGCAGCCGTCCTCGGGGCGTTCACAAAGGCTCAGTTATCCACGGCGGTCTCTGACGGCACTCCGCTGTACTCTGGCGACATTACGATCTACACCGATGCAGAGGCTATCGCAGCCGTTGAGGGCGAGGCGACGTTGGTGCTGTCGGGTGCTGCCTCATTAGCTGGCAACTTGACGCATACAGGGAACGACCCCGTATTCGGCAGCAATATCGACGGCGGTAGCCGAATGGATTTCTTGGGCAACCGAGCAGCCGATGTTGTCTTTGCTCAGATTCGTGGAGAGTGGAACGGAACCGTAGTCGCTGAGTACCGAATCTCTGGCGGTGATGATGGTGTAAATAAGGACAACGGCAAACTAGAGTTCTGGACTGCTGCTGCGGGAACCACGACGAAGGCTGGTGAGTTTGACGAGGCTGGCGATTTCATAGCGCAACAGAACGTCATGCTTCAATCAGCATCCTACCTCTGGATCGGTCCCGACTCAGCAGCTACGGGCTACGTGGATTCTAAGCTAACGACCGGCTTGATTATCAACCAAGAAGCATCCACTGACGCTTCCATACTGCTCAAGCAGAGTAATGTCGGTCACGGCATGACCGACCTGCAAGAAACTGACACCTACGGCACGATAGACTCCGCTGCGGGAGCCTCTGGCGGGGTGAGAATGACCGGACACAAGGATACCGGGGGCGTTGCTGGACAAGCTGTAATCCTTCTTGGTCGGCTTGGAAAAACAGCCGACACTACTAAAAGCACGGCGGGTCGTGGTGTTATAGAACTCGCAGCGCAGGTCAAAAGCAGCGCAAGTGCAGGAGACGTTGGGTCTGACGGAAACTTAGTTGCATTTTTCAACAGCGGTACTGCTCGATTCATCTTCGACGCAGAAGGCTCCGGTCACGCTGACGTTGAGTGGACGACATATTCAGACGGACGCTTGAAGTTCGACCAACGAGAACTTCCTTATGGACTTGCCGATGTGATGAAGCTA